GACTGGGTAGGCCAGGGCCTCCTTGACGTGGGGCGTGAAAGTAACCGTTTCGATGCGGTATTCCCCGAACTTCTTCTTCGCGTCGTCGCCCCAGCCGATCCCCAGACCCGTATAGTCCAGGCAGCAGCGGTCGAGAATCGCGAGCCACGGCCAGAGGACTTTCTCCTGGTTCGGCTTGCTCATGTTCTTCAGGGTGATGACCTTGCGCGTGTAAAGGACGTCGCCGAGCAGTTCCAGGACCCACAGCACTGTGAGGTCCTTCTTTCGGCCGATATCCAGTCCGCCATAAAGCCGCCCTTCGTGATAGCCGTCCAGGTCCATCTCCCATTTTTCTCCGTCGGAGTATTCGCTGTTCGCGATCAGGTCATATTCCAGGAAGGCCGCCGCATCGTCGGCCGGCTCGCACATGTATTCCTGCTGGAACGACTCCTCGTCAGCGCATCCGGACCGGATAAAATCGAAATATGCCGCCTCGTCCATCTCCTGTATCTCGTCCTCTGTCGGAAGCGACTGCTGCAATTTGAAGAGGAATCCTTCATCCAGGGCATCCTGGAGTGTCACGCGATGCACGCTGATTTTCTTCGGATTCTTGTGCTCCCGTACCTCGCGCACCAGTCCGTTGAAGAAATTCCGACTACCGCGATGGGTCGAGATGACTTCGAGGGCGCCGCCCCAGGTGATGCCGGGGTAGGCGATCGTCCAGAGCTTGCGGGGATCCGGATGGAGGGCAAACTCATCGAGGACCCGGCCGCCCCGCTTTCCCGCCTGGGCGTCGGGGTTGCTGCTCATGGAATGAATGCGGCGGCCCGAGGAGAAGTGCAGCACATAGGCGGAGATCTTCTTTTCTTCATCGATAACCTGTTCTCCGAGATCTTTCGCCGCCATGTGCATCATTTTTGCCCACATCTTGCAGTCTTCGATGAAGAGGCGCGCCTGGAGATCGTCCCGGCTGGAGACCCACTGATCCCATCGGGAACCGGTTTCCGCGGTGCGTTCCGTCGCAGCATAGGATGTGCTCCAGGAAATGCCGATCTGCCGGGCCTTCTCCATTAACTTGAGGCGGCTTTGGTCGAGAACCCACCTCTCCTGATAGGGCAGGAACAGCCCTTCCGGGTTCTTGGGGATTATGCGGGCCTTCCCTTTCTTCATTCCGCCATCCTCAGCACATCTCTGCGGATCTTCTTGATCGTCTCGTCGGATACGCCTTCCTGCTTCGCCGTTTCTCCAGCAACGGCAGCCGCGTCGGAAATGGCCTGTTTCCTCACTTCCCGGATATCCTTCCTGTTGTCGAGATCGGCCTTGCTCAACTTAGCGATCATGGTGCCCATCTTGGGAAGCCCGTCCGCCGATTCCGCGTCGATCAAAGCATCGAACGCCTTTTGCTGTACAAGGCGAATAAGAGCCTGGTTCATGGCTCCCATATCGTCCCCCGCCGCCTCGGCGACCGCTTTTGCCTGCTCGGTGGCGACTTTGATCGCCGCAATTTTCTCTTCGAACCCCTGTCCGTAACGGGCCGCCGACGATCTCGATACAGTCACCTCCATCCCCGCTTCCCGCAGCCGACCGTTCAGCCATTCGACGACGCCATCGTAATCGGAGAAGTTCTTCTCGATCAGGAGTCTGTCGAATTCCGCCTTTATGTCGGGCGGGAGCTGGAGTATCTTTGACCGCTCAGGCATTCGATCAGATCCATTTCTCCGGACGCGCGATGCCCGGATAACAGTCCACCGTGTATTCGACGCAATCGACGCCGTGCCAGGTGATCTTGGCGAACCATACGGCCCGGTTCTTATCGATCTCGGCCAGGCCGCGTTCGCACAGGTAATCGAGTTCCTTCCGGATATCGAGGATCGTCACATCGGGGACGATTTCGATCAGTGCCGTTTTGACGATCGCCTCCGAGGTGCCGATGGGCTGGGCAGCATAGAGCGCTCGCAGGATATTCCAGCGCATCTCTTCGCGCCGGGCCCGTTCCATGTCCATCATCTGCTCTCCTTTTTCCCTCGTAGTGCCTCCACGACCAGGTCGCGGAGCTTGTCCAGTTTCGAATTGATGACCACGTCAAACCTGATGAAATCTTCCCTGCGCACGTATGATAACGGCAAATCCGCCTTCAGTTCGAGCAGCTCTCGTTCCAGGGCGGTGCAGGCATCCTGCGTCTTTCCGAACGTGTCGATCTTCGCCTCTACCGAGCGAATCCATTTCGTGAACATGATCCGGAGCGCCGCGATGATAATCAGGCTCCAGGCGGCCAGTAACGCGGACAAAGCCGCGAATATCTGCCAATGCTCGGTCAACGTCCGCGTCCCTTTCCTTCATGCTTTTCCTGGCATGAAACGCATCGGACGGCGCTGGGAACTGCCTCCAGCCTGGCCGCCTCGATCTCCTCTCCGCAATCGCAGCATGTGGGCGGGGTGGACGGTCCTGCCCGATGTAGGTGTAAGCCGTCCACCCCTTCGCTTGTGTGTGCTGCAAGGGTTTGCGAATGCTGCATTCCGGCGAAGTGCCTGTTCAGGGCCGATTGCCGGTAAATTTCATCGAGGCGCTGCGCCTGGTCGAAGACGTCCATCCTATTTCTTGAAGACCTCCACGATCTTTTCGCCGGAGCGGCCGACAATGTAGCCGCCGACTCCCAACGTCATGAGACTCCATAACTTTTCCGGCAGATCCAGGACTTGCGCCTTCATGCCGAAAAGGGTCAGGTACGGTACGAGGATATAATTGTTGGCCACGATGGCGACGATCGTCAGCATCAGGATAGGGCGCCAGTTTTGCTGCATCCAGGATTGGCCCTGTATTTCCGCAATGAGTATCCGGGTCTTCAGCTCACGGACCTGATTGTCCGCGTCGGTCGCTTTCCCCTCCAGCTCAAGCAGTTTTTGCTGAATTTCGGCCTGCTTCTCCGGCGTCGGCTCTCCCGTAAACAAGCTCTTGATCTCTTGCGCCAGCTTGCCCACGCCCGAGACGGCCTCGCCCACATTGATATTGATCCCGGACACGTCCATGATCACATCCTCCGAAAATTGTTGAAAACCACAGCCGCGTATCCGGCCCAGATGACGACCAGGGCGACCGTCAGGACGGAAATTGATCCGGCCCCGTAGCCGGGCTGCGCCTGCGCGTAAGCGATCGCCGCCCCCAGGACGGCCAGGAATACCGCCTTCGTTATGAGCAGCGCCGGAAGAACACCCAGGACGCTCATCAGCCTGGCCAGGAACTTATTCGCCTCGATATTCCCGGACTTCATCAACACCCAATGCGTCGTGTAAACGTCCAGGCCCTGCAGGATGAAAATGACGACAAATAGCATCCAGTCGATCATGGCTCTTTCCTCAAACGAAGAACTTATGCCGGCCGATTACCCGCACCGGTTTCAGGCTCGCTTCCCAATCGGCGTGCGTCTCCAGGGTTTCGTAGTGTGTTGCGATGACATTCGGCAGGATTATCCCGCCCAGCAGGCCCGCGGCGATCTCCAGGCATTCCCGGAGGGCGGTGTTGTCCTGAAGGGCCTTCTCCCAATTTTCCGCCTTGGCCTTCAGCGATTCAAAATTGGGATCCGCAGGCAGAAAGCAGCTAAACTGCCACGGCTTGAGGCACACGTCTTTGATCGATTTCCCGTACCAGCCGCCCCGCTTGTCCCGCTCCAGGATGACGGAACCGACGGCGATCCGCCCGTCCATCTGCTCCCCCCTCGCCTCGCCGTAAATCGTGAGGGCCATGACGGAGGCATCGGTAAGATGGCCGAATGTGTTTTTTAGAAGTGCCTGCAATTCGGGATATTTCATCGTTCGCTCCCTAGAGGTGTCTCTCCGCCAGGATGACGGTCGTGATCATGACGACTGCATCGTCCAGCTCCCGCAGGACGGCCTCTTTCGTGTACGGCGATCCGCCCGCGATGAATTCGGAGGAGACGGCCAGCGCCGTTCGGATCTGGCAGAGAAGATCAAGTTTTTCAGTTTTGTCGATCGCCATCTCGTTATGTCCCGAGCCCAAAACGCAAAAAAGGGCCACCAGTCTGTGACTGATGGCCCTCTCAGGGGCTCTCTAGTTTCGCACCGGCGGGGTTTCGGTCCCGCTGGCCCTCTCAGGGGCTCTCGGTGTTCAATAATGTAGCGATCCTATTACCGCATTAAAATACTTTTTGCAAGAATTTTTTCTATATATTGTGTCGTGATCCAAACCATACCACAAGACCCGGGACAGGGAAGCTCAAACTGGACATCTCCACCGCATGTATGGCCCCTCACATCCGCCAGGCGTTTCCCGCAACGCGGGCAGGGGAGTATGATCTCCGGCTCCGCCTTGGTCATGCCACGATCCCGGTGACCTTCACGTTAATCTCGACGGTGAGCGCCAATTTGATGGGGATCACCGTCTGCGGTTCGGCCGTTTCGTCGAGTATTGCCTCAAACCGCTGCGACTGATCCGAGGTTCCTCCGCGCTCCGGGCCAAATGGGCGGGGCGAAAGCTCGCTGATTTTCACCGTATCCGTTACGCAGGAGATCACATCGGTGGTTTCTGCTTTTCGCGGCCCCGATATTCCTCTCGTCCTGATCTCTCCGCATTGGATTTTTCTTCTGACCTCCCTGAGGGCGTCCAGCAATTGGTCCCCGGTCTTCGCACGCGCCGCCGAATAGCACACGAAGCAACGGTTGTTGCTCACCAACGACATATCCCTTCCGCAATTACTGCAGCGTCCCTTCTTTGCCATTTTCTTTCCCTCCACTTTGGTCGTCGATTTCTCCAGGATCCGTGCAGCACCCTGGGTAATTTTGGGAGTGGTCGCTCCACTTTCCCCTTCCAGGAGACTCGTTCCCTCCACTTTGTCAGCGTCATCACCCGGGATCCCCGCGGCGATCGCTCCACTTTCGCTCCTCTTTTCATCCTCAGCCTCCACCGGATGCCGGGAGACCGGTTTCATTCCCCCCGGCCATCTGTTCCCGCATATCCGGCAAGCGATGTAGACGACGCCGTTGATGTGATCGTCATCACGATAGAGGCCGGAAGAGGCACATTGACCGCATACGTATCCCATCAGCCCAACCTCCTCGCGATTTCCCGGATGCGCCGCTTGTTCTCCTGGATCTGCTCGTCCGTCAGGCCGATCTGCTCTTCCTGGACGGGGTAGCGCCCGCCAGTCATCAGTCCCGCTTCTTTTTTCCGCAGATCCTTCTCGCCCTGGCGGGACTTGTCGCCCGCTTCCCGTTCGGCGATGCCGATCATGATCTGCTTCAGATAGTTGTGGTTGGTCAGGTGCTTCGTGAAATTACGCTTGACCATGACGTCCAGGGCCTCAGCGATCCCCGCATGGCTGATGGCGTATCTTGCAAATTCAGCGAATCAGCGCGCTGCGGGCCTCCATCCATGTCGGATACTTAACCTTTGGACACTCCATCCTTTTTAAGGTCATAGCTGATCGATTCTTTTTTCAGGTTGTATTTGAACTCCTCAACGTTCTTGCGCGTCAGCCCGACGACAGCGAGCTGATCCTCGTCCCATTTCTCGATCGCATCGGCATCGAGCGATTTCTTGACCTTGACCACATCCTTAAGTCCCTTCGCCTCGAGGAGGGCGATCAGGGGCACGTGGATTCGGGGGAAGGCGACCGGATGGGTAAGGCTGTAGACCAGTTCGCCGCAATGCAGGTAGACGATGTCCGTGCCGGTAAAAAGAACCTTTCGGTTCATTTTCATGACCTGCTTCAGGCAGGTCTCAGCGGAACTAAGGAGAATTTCCTCGGCCTGCAGCCGTTCACGGAAGTTCGTCCTGATGGATTCTATCTGCGCCTCTGCCTCTTCGCTCATCCGCTTGATTTCGGCTGTCCTGGTCTGGATCTCCGCGAGATAGCGGTCGGCCTGGACCTTGACTTCCATCAGCGTGAGCGTTTCTGTGGGTTGCTTCGTCTTCTTCATGCCGCCCCCTCGAGTACGAGCTGTACCTGGCGCATGGCCTCCTCGTTGCTGATCCGGTACATGATGCGATCACGCTTGATGGAGAGGGCGCGCTTCTTGATGTCGCCGAAAATAAAGGCTCTCCATTCATCATCCGTGGCGGCGATGTAGTAGCCGCCCCCCGTTTGCGACGTGGAGTAGCAGATCTTCCGGCCCGCCGCCCGCAGCTCTTCGATGTACTTTCGGAGCGTTCGGGTATCGTTGATCCGGTGAAGCCACTGACGCTCAAATACCTTGATGTACAGCTCGCCCATGCCGATGGCCTTCGATCGCCCGACGTGATGAGAGAGGATACCCATGATTTCCTCCATCCGACGGGACTTCTCTTCCGTTCTGGCCTGTTCGTCCAACCGTCTCTGCTGCTGTTGGACCTGTCGGCGCAGCGATTTCAATTCTGTTTCCATATCGGTTGTCATGCTTGACCCTCCTTTGTCCTGATCTTCTCCATCACCGTGAGGACCTGCTTCGCTTGATCCAGCGTCAGGAAGCGCAGGTCATCCATCTTGACGATATTCTTTATGAACGCCTTCAAGGCCGCCCGTTCCGTGGGGAAACCTTTCGGTCCCCAGTAGCTCTCCATCTTTGCCCAGTCCGCCTCGATCCGGCCGAGCTGGGCCGCCGTGGCCATGCCGGGACGATTGCCCAGGGCGTCCCACTTCTTCTTCGCGGCGAAGTAGCCGTTCGATGTCTGGACGGCGCCGCAGGTTTGGAGGTGCTTCACGACGGCGTCAAGCATCGCGCCCGTCAGTTGCTTCGATGACCGCAGCCCGGGGACTCCGGTCACATTCTCCAGCATGTCCCGATAGGTCTCGTCATCCATCCCCGTCTGCCGGACGAGGGACTTGACGAGCTTGATCTGGGCGTAATTGATGCCGGTCGTTTTTCGCCGTGGGTAGAAAGCCACCTCATTCCCCCTGTCTCTTATACACATCTGACGCTGCCGACGAATAGAGAGGTGTAG